CCCGCCCCCGCCATTTGAATCGCCGGGCCGATGCCCAGAAACAGTCCGGTGCCAATGGCGCCGCCCAGCGCGATTAGCTGAATATGGCGGTTTTGCAACCCCCGTTGAAGCGTCGGTTCATTCTTCGACGCGGCATCCGACACGCTGGCGCCGGATGCAGTTGACGCGTTTTTCACGTCCTACCCCTGTATCGTTTTTATTGAGGGGCACCTTTTAACATTTCGCTCTCGCTGCCGCAAGGCGCAATCGTTTGTCAAGGCTCAACTCCGGACGTTAACGTTATCATGTAAAAAAAGATGTCGCGGGCAGTAAAAAGAAAAGAGTGCGCGCCGATATAGAACGTTACGGGTGACAGACGCCGAGTATAAAATATGTGAATAACTCTGGACGAAAAGTACGACACCCTACAGAATACATTTAGTATTTTTTCAGTATTTTCAAAAAGGTGAATCAGACCTGGTATCTGTTATCCGTTTTTGAGCCACGCCAGGCATCAACGTCATGAATAAGATCATCAAACGTTTAGAGATCATCAAAAGCGCCATTGAACTTGAGGACGAAGAGATTATCCGTCAGCAGCTCGTCTACCTGAAAAATGAGCCGCAGGATGCCGTAATCAGCGCCATTGCCCAGGCGATTGAAGCTCGTCGATTCAGTGACGCCATGCAAGAGATCGCCGCCTGGCTACAGGCTCAACGGGCGCTCTCGACGTGGCAAGATCCCTCTATTGCCGCCAGTAAACTGGAGCTGAAAGCGCTTGAAGCCCAGCTTCGCGATCTGATTGACAAACGAAATGCGCGGGTACAAATCCTCGACGATTTCAACGATCTCTATCATCTGCGTCTCGGGCCGTTGATGAGCCGTATTCTGGAGTTGCGTAAACAGCTCGCGGTGAGTATGCAGCGTAAGCAAGAAGCCGAAATAAAACGCCGGGAAAAGGATTATCAATCCTGCCTGCAATTTATTTCCCAGGCCGTGGATCAACTGGCAACGCTAAAACAGCAGTGGACAGGATTGAATGCCGCCTCGCGCGAAGCGGTGGGCATCCGTCAGCGAATCCAGCAGCAGACGGAATTAATTACCGCGTTGCTGGCGGAAATTCGCGAGCTGGAAGCGGATTTTTCCCACCAGGACGACAGCGCATTCCGCCAGGCGCAGGAAAATGCGGAACAGGACTATCACCAGTACCGGGAGCAGCAGCAGGAAGCGCAATTCCGCTACGCCCGCGATCAACGTTTGTCGGCTGACGAACGCAGTGAATTAAAACGTTTGTGGCGTCAGGCCAGCCGCCTGTGTCACCCGGATGTGGTCGCCGATGAATTGAAAGAAAAAGCGCACCAGATGATGGTACAGCTTAATCAGGCGCGGCAGAATGCCGATCTGGCGGCAATTCGCGCGTTATTGACGCAGCTGCAAAGCGGTCTGGAACCGATGATGGCAAGCGACAGGCTAAATAACCTGGAACATCTGCGCCATAAAATACGCCAGCTCCGCACACAAATCGACGCGCTGTTGAAAGAGATAACGCAACTGGAAACGGAAAACGCCTGGCGGCTCGCCTCTTCCGTTGCGGATAAGGAAGCCTATTTCTCCGAGCAGGAACGGGCGCTAACCGAAATTCGCAATACGCTGGAGGCGCAGGTTCAACAGGTGGAACAGGAACTTCTGTCAGGGTAGTCCATCATTCATCAATAAATTGTCGGATGGCGCAAGCGCCACCCGACGAATCGCGGCATAAAGAGGGTAAGAGGGTCGCTACTGTCGCTGTAAAAGTAACGAACGGGCGGAGTCCGCCATGATCATCACCGCACCTGCCAGCATTAACGTATCTTTTAATACCAGCCGTCCGGCGCCCGATAAATACGGAAAACCATAATGCGCATCGCCCAGCGGCATAACCCAGGCCTCCGGCGTGGTGATTAAAAACGACAGCGTGACAAATGGCGTCAGGAATACCAGCACGCCGCCTGCAAGCCCTAACCAGCGGCTGACAGGGTTAGCCAGTACCAGCGCCGCGATAATCAATTCCACCACGCCCAGACCATCCGAAAACGCATACGTATTATTGGCCGTTTGCCAGGCGCGTTCCTCCGGTTTTAGTTCGCCCTCATGAGTCAGATGCTGACGATATTCTTCAGGATGTTCATAGAAAAAAGACATAAACGGGCTGTTCGCTACAAACGGGGTAATACTGTCTGCCTCATAGGGCACAAATTTTAGTAGCCCAATCCAGATAAAAACGATGGCGATACTCAGGCGAATTAATGTTAATCCCAGCCGATCCCCCTGACTTAACAGACGAAGATATTTGTCCATCTCAGGCTCTCCTTATTTATATAATATCGCAGTGGCGTAACCCGTATTATCAATACGCATGGACGTAATTTTCCATGACGACGCCTGTTTACTTTGCGCCAGTCTGGCAATAGCGTCTTCAAGCATTGACGGCGTTGCTGACACCGCAGAAACGCTGATATATTCAACGTCAGTTAGCGGCTGGGCGGAGGCGGAAAATGCCAGCGGCGCAGCCAATAATGAAGCAATAAGTGTGGTAACTTTTAACATCGAGATTTCCAGTCGTGGGTTATTTCAATGGTGTTATAATACGTTACGCCTGATTAAAGCCTTTTCTTTCAGACGCCAGCATATTTGTCCTGGCGTATTTTTATGGCCTGACAGGCAAAAAAAAGCCCTGATTAACAGGGCTACGTTATTTATGTTTTACTTAATGAGAGAGAAGAGATCGTTTAAAGACTCACTCATTGTAGGATGGGTAAATATCTGGTCGCGTAACACCGTATAAGGTAAATCTGCATCCATAACGGTTTTAACAATATTAATCATTTCATGAGAATCGACGCATAACAATGACACCCCTACAATACGCTGCGTATTCACGTCCACTACCGCTTTTAGTACGCCACGGGTATCGTTCATAACACGGGCGCGAGGGATCGCCGCCACCGGTAATGTCACCACCTGCACCGTTGCGCCGCTTGCCCGCGCTTGTTCTTCCGTCAGCCCGACACGAGAGAGCGGCGGCGTCATAAAGACGGAATACGGAACGTTCTGGCGATCGCGGGTACTGCGTTTGCCATCTCCCAATAACCCATCGCGTACAATACGAAAATCATCCAGTGAAATATAGGTAAACTGCAACCCACCGGTAACGTCGCCCATCGCCCAGATATTGTCCGCCGTGGTACGCAGGTAATCATCCACGATGATCCCGCCGCGTTCGTTCACCGCCACGCCGGCGTTCTGCAACTGTAAGCCAGCCGTCGCCGGTTTTCGCCCCGACGCCACCAGCAGGGCATCCACAAGATGCGCGCCTTCCGGCGTTTCTACTTGTACCGCGCCCTCCTTTGAGGATACGGCCTGTACGTTGGCGTTTAAAATCAGCTCGACGCCCTTTTCCTGTAAAATACGGGTAATTGCCTGCGCGATATCCCGATCTTCACGAGGCAGTAATTGCGGCGCTGCTTCAAAGATAGTGACCTTCGTACCGAAGTTGGCGAACATTGAGGCAAATTCAAGGCCAATATAACCGCCGCCTAAAATCCCCAGCCGCGCCGGACGCTGGCTCAGGCTGAGTAGCCCGGTGCTATCGAACACCCCTGCCGTCGTTGTTAAGCCCGTAATAGCCGGGATCACCGACTCTGCGCCAGTATTAATGAAGATCTTTTCTCCCCGTAACACCCGCTCGCCGTCCGCCTGGAATACCCGTAAGGTATGGTTATCAATAAACTCCGCCCTTCCCTCAATCACATCGACATTGTCCAAGTCGGCAAGATTATGAAAATTTTTGTCGCGTAAAAAATTTACGACCGCCGCTTTGCGTTGCATGGCGACAGAAAAATCGCCCTCACGTTCCGCGTCATGAACCAGCGTTTTCGTTGGAATGCAGCCAATGTTGATGCAGGTTCCGCCGAACATACTGGCGGACTGTTCGATAATCGCCACGCGCCATCCCGTCTTCGCCAGAGTTGCCGCCAACGTTTTTCCTGCCTTGCCAAAACCAATAATGAGCGCCTGATACTGTGTCATCTTCTTTCTCCGCCAAATCACCATCTGTTTGTCAGGACAAGTATAAATAACGTCAAAAAAGACAGGGTTATCCGCAACGCGTCATTTTTTGTCTTATCGTCTAAATTGGCGGTTAGCAAAAACAAGGGTAGAAATGACATTGAGTCCGAAATATAGTGAACAGAGACAGAAATGGTGATCCCTATTTTTGAAAATAAATCTGTTCTGGAGTCTATATGGATGCGCTTAGTCGGCTATTGACGCTTAACGCCCCTCAGGGCTCAATCGACAAGAATTGCCCGTTAGGCGGCGACTGGCAGTTACCGCACGCCGCTGGCGAGCTATCGGTGATTCGCTGGCATACCGTTACGCAGGGCGAAGCGCAACTGGAAATGCCTACCGGCGACGCCATGACGCTTACGCCGGGAAAGGTGGTGATTCTGCCGCAAAACTCCGCCCACCGTTTGCGCCAGTCTGGCGAAGCACCGACACATATCGTGTGCGGTAGTCTACGTCTGCACACGACGTCACGTTATTTCCTTACCGCGTTGCCGGAAGTGTTATGTCTTGCCCCGCCGCTGCATAGCCCCGCCAGTATCTGGCTTAACGCCGCCATTTTGCTGTTACAGCAGGAGTCAGAACGCCATTTACCCGGCGCTGACGTCTTATACAGTCAGCAGTGCGCCACGCTGTTTACCCTCGCCGTTCGCGACTGGCTATCGCAGGCTGGCACGGCGAAAAGCGTGCTCAATTTATTGCTGCATCCCCGGCTGGGCCGCGTAATCCTTCACATGCTGGAAACACCGGCGCGTCCCTGGACGGTCGAAACGCTGGCGCAACGGGTACACATGTCGCGGGCAAGCTTCGCCCAGCTATTTCGCGACGTGTCCGCTACGACGCCCTTAGCCGTGTTAACAACGCTGCGCCTGCAAATCGCCGCTCAGACCCTGTCGCGTGAAGCGCTGCCGGTGATGGTGATTGCCGAGTCGGTAGGTTATGCGAGCGAATCTTCTTTTCACAAAGCTTTTTTCCGTGAATTCGGTTGTACACCAGGCGAGTACCGCAAACGGATCAGCGCGCTCGGACGATAAACGTAGGCTGAACCCGCCTGCAGTTTGACGCCGCAGGCGGGCGACACACGTTATGCCGCAAGGCGACGATGCCTGCGCAGCCACATCAGCTTGTAGGCTGCCGGAATGATGAACAGCGACAGCAGCGGCGCGGTAATCATGCCGCCGATCATCGCATAGGGAACGCTGGTAATGATTAATAACGCTTCCCTTACGTCGACTCTGTAACCTGCCCCGTGGCGGTCTCAACACTAATAGACGCTCTACGTAGGCGATAATCCCAAAAAATACAGCGGTTGACAGACTAAGCAGCAAGACGGAATCACAATGACCCGACTCTTTTTTAGAGAAGCATAAATTTTTATTTGATTACAAACAGTTCAGCGTTGTATTTAAGGGTTTTATTTGAGGGAAATAAAACAGCCCCCGTAACGACGCCTGTTGCGAGATTATTGATAATTAAAAACGTAAGGTAACTGTTTGATTTATAAGTGGCGCGCCCTGCAGGATTCGAACCTGCGACCCACGGCTTAGAAGTTCCTAGAACCACCTTTTAAGTCAACAACATACCGCGTCACACCTGCACTCACACGTCCCATCTTCGAAAGACATGCAAAGCCTTGCAAACCGATGCAAAGCTTTGTGTGTCCCACTTTTGTCTCACCACGCATCATCACATGTTGAGCAATCCCCTTTCAAAGGCTAAACTTTCGTCCTCTAAGAATTCACTGATTTTTATAATGTTAAAGCTATTTATTAGCTATGTTTCAGTTTGTTCGTTGAATACTGCCATCCACTGGCTTTGCTTGGGCGCATTGTTCAGATTGATTGGTTTTAGCCAAGCGATATCGAAACTTATCGTATCCTGCGTAGCAGTTACATTAAGCTTTTCGTCAACGCCAAATGCACATTTAAGCCCAAAGCAACAACTGGCTGGTACATGGACTTTGTCATTAAAGAAAACCAGACTTATGATCAGTTTGTTAGCAACATCAATACCAATAATGGTTACTGATCATAAAGTTATGACATACTAGTCAACAATTTTAGTTAACTTGAGGTAGTTTAAGTTGGAACACTTAAAATACAGACCAGACATCGATGGGTTGAGAGCAATAGCAGTGTTGTCAGTGGTAATTTTTCACTACTTTCCTTCGATTCTTCCTGGCGGTTTTGTTGGGGTTGATATATTTTTTGTGATATCAGGATACCTTATCACATCTATTATATTAAAATCTGCATCAAGTAACTCCTTCTCTTATGTAGAATTTTACAAGAGAAGAATAATTAGAATATTCCCATCGCTGTCAATTGTTCTTGTATCATGTCTTATAATTGGATGGTTTTATCTTTTCCAAGATGATTATAAATCACTCGGAAAGCACGTTTTTTCAGGGGCTTACTTCATATCAAACTTAACACTATGGAGTGAATCAGGGTATTTTGATTCTCAATCATATCTTAAGCCATTGTTGCACCTTTGGTCTTTAGGTATTGAAGAACAGTTCTATATATTATGGCCTGTGGTTATTTTGTTATGCTTTAAAAGCAAATACTCGAAACGCAATATACTTCTATCATGCGCAGCCATATTTATAGTTAGCTATACAATTAGTGTTTCTACCATGGCATACGAAGGTGGTGCTAACTACTACTCACCAGCATCAAGGTTCTGGGAGTTAATGGCTGGCGCCATAATAGCATCATTACGTTTCATGGGTATCAAAACATCAGTCTATAAATCTATGTCATTGCTAGGCGTTATAATAATAACTCTGTCAATAGCATTAATTAATGAAAAGATGGCTTTCCCTGGTTACATCGCGATAATGCCAGTAATTGGTGCGTCTCTTGTAATAGCATCAAGTGGAAATAATTGGATCGCATCAAAAATACTAAGCTTTAAACCTATTGTTTTTATTGGGCTTATAAGCTATCCGCTATATCTATGGCACTGGCCAGTTTATTCATTCTATCGTTCTATATTTTCTGGATCACCAAGCACCAATGAGTTATTGATTCTAATGGCGTTGGCATTAGTATTGGCTATTTTAACTTATTATCTTTTAGAAAAGCCTCTGCGCCATTCTGAAAAAAGGTCAATTACAACTATTATTCTGGCTGTCGTCGTATTTGGTTCTGGCGTATTTGGGATTGTCACGTACTCCATGAATGGAATTAAAGAAAGAAGCGTAAACAAATCAGCAGGTGAGTATGCTTCTGTCACAAATGTGTACGATTACTATAAATATGGTGAGCTATTGCGCGGTGGCATATGTCACTCTGTGCTGTTAAAAAATGCCATATCTAACGGTTGCATTAAAAACAGCCGCAATAATATTTTTATAATCGGTGATTCATATGCAGCAGCACTCTATAATGGGTTGTCGAGTTACATAAAAAACAACAATAAAAAGTATGTGATAAGTCAAATGACAGACGGAAATGCCCCGCCATTGTTTGTTAATGGTCAAGACGACCTCCAAAGAGACGTTAGCTCCGTTAACGTTGATAGAATTAAAGAAATTGGAATAGCTAAACCTGAGATAGTGTTACTAAATTGGTCTGTTAGAGGTTCAAATGGAGTGCAAGATAAAAATCTAGCAATTGAATCGCTATCGTTAACAATAAAAGAAATCAAAAAAGCATCCGCCGAATCAAGAGTAATAGTTGTTGGCCCGGTTCCTGAATGGAATGCTAATTTAGTTAAGGTGATATCAAATTACACAAGTGAATTCAAAAAAACGCCACCTATATACATGTCATATGGATTAAACGATGAAATTAAAGTATGGGATAAGTACTTTGATGAAAACGTGCCTAAGTTAGGGGCTGAATACATATCAGCATACAGATCTCTATGCAATGAAAGTGGATGTTTAACAAGGGTTGGTGATGGCCCAGATTTTGTCACTGCTGTAGATTATGGGCACCTAACAAAATATGGATCGATTTTCCTTTTTGAAAAAATAGGAAATAAAATAATAAAGTAAATAGGAATTATTTTTTTGAAAATCCCCATAGAGCTTAACAGATCATATGGGGATTTTTTTAAATTTATTAAAATGTCACAACTAATATAACTTCTTTTGCTTGTAAAAAGCATACAGCATGATTAATATCATTACAATATCAGACAATATTCTCGATGCGTTAAACGGAATAAAGCCAAATATTATAAATATTAACTCCGCAGAACAATATAGGAATACTAAAAATGCTGCTACCCCTATTATTTTAGATACGATCCGGTTCATTTTCTGCTCCTTTGGCGCATAGATGCGTATCGTATCATTTTTGTAGTAATCTGTGAAGATTGCTTTTCAGTTTCACGTTAGTACATTCTGCCACCATAACTTCTCATAACGTTATTGCACTCAATTTCCATTGTATAATATGCTGCAGTTGAGTCTGAGAAATTAAGAGCTATTTTACAGACAGCGGTGGCGGAATCAGGCCAGCCAGTACCTGTTGCGCCTGTTGTTGGGTCCTCCCAAACTATACTACCAGAAGTTGGCTCAATGCCAGAAGCTACTGATTTAAATATTTTGTATATATTAAGACTTCCGTCTGATTTAAAACAACAAGAATATTTGTATATCCCATCACTACCTCCAGTTAAATCAGATTTAATTGTTATATCCATAACAAACGAATCGTAGTACCCATTCCATTCTTGTGATTGTCTAAACATTCCCTTTGGAAGTGGAATGGTTACAGAAGAAGGAATTGGCGCAGGAGCTGGTAAATTTGTGCTTGGATTTGATATCCCATTAAACGGGAATTTATATAAATATACTTGTTTTTCGCCCGGGACAACTTGCCCACCATTTACCTGATTTATGCTATCAGGGGCGCAAGGCTCAATAATTAAATAGTTAAGATAAACAGCCTCTGAAGATGTGTTGTTAACATAAATAGTCTTCCAACCCCTACCGACAAGAGCGCCCGCCCATGACTTTCTTCCGTCTGAGTTTCTGAGTTGCGTAGTATACGACATTGTTTCTGATATTTCTTTAGGAAACGACTTCAGAGGCATTATATTTACAGGAAAATATCCGTCAACTGATTCTACAGGATCAGATAATGATATTTTGCAACCTGTAATAATACCTGTAAAAAATACGTCTGCGGCATCTGCATCAAGAAAGAAAGAAAAAGACTGCACACCACCAGGATATATTTTACCAACTTGACCGTTCCATACATAAGATAAGTTGTAATCAGGTGATAGAGATGTTAATTTCCCAAACCACCCAATCCCCTCAGATGCACGTCCAGGCTGAATTGATGAATATGACGCTATATTCCTGACTGGTCTAACCCAGCAACCAGCAAGAACAAATGACGCGACAGCATCACCATACTTTGCATATCCTGATTTATTAAAATGAGTTCCGTCGCTATACACAGAATTATATTTGCAATATTGGATTACACCCTCACTTTCAAATACAGGACAGGCATATTGATTAGCTATCGATCTTGCATATTGTGCAAAAAGCGATCCACCGTCATTCTGTCCGTAATTAATTGGTGTGGTGGTATGCAGAACTACACCACAACCCCAATCAATAAACCTTTTAATTATTTTTTCAATATACTCAACGTATTCGCCAAGCGTTGCACCGCCTACTCCCTGACTATCATTTATCCCCAGCATAAGATGCGCTACGTTACAGTTCGGGTTATCAGGCCACCTTTCATAAGAAAGTTTTGCCGTATCACCGCTAAATCCGTGGTTTATTACAGTAACATTTGAATTTGTTAATGTTAACAGTCGTTCCTGCAACCTAGAGGGGTACTGAATTGGAGCAACAGTGTATGGGTTATTATTAGGAGGAGATATAACATCTGAACTGGTTGTGTCGTGCCCTATAGTAACGCTGTCTCCCTGACAAACTATTTTTAATTCTCCTCCGGCACGCAATAAGTTATTTGCTGAAGCCAGTAAATTTGCATTACGATATGCATAAGATTTTGTGTTTAATTTATCATTAATAATACCAACATTCGAATGTAGATCATTTATTTCTTCCTGCACAGTCAATCCTGACGTCGTGCCAACTAATGCGGCACCATCATCTGTAGATAAAAGTTGTTTGAATTGATCAGGGTCGTACTTCAACACATTTGGAAAGTAGAACTGCTGCACTGACGAACTTCCGCCACTGTAAACGGCCATCGAGTGTCCCTGTACAGTCACAAACTTTGCAATCTGTCCATTATATACAGGGTAACCAGCAGCATTAATGATGATTGGTTGCGAAACAGGAACGTGAGAACCGTCTTCATTCTCTACAAAAACCTGAATCTGGTTTTCAGGATTTACAGGATTAGTGTCAATTTTTCCGATATAAATTTTGCCACCTGCTACAGCTTTAAAAGATCGAGCCATCGTGAAGAGCTGGCTCGGCATTGATACTACAACATTGGCGGTGATATCTGACATTTACTATGCTCCGGGTACAGCAAGGCCGCACAATACAAAACTTGCGCAGCATTGCATTAAGGTCGGTTATAATTGCTTAAAAGAGTGGAGGGTTTATGGAACGTGACTTATTGAACTTTGTTTTCTTAATCTTCGGCCTTGTGGTGGGCAAACTTTTATTCGCTTAAGGATTGAGATTTCGCTCCCTGAGCGAATGAGTTAACAATGCGCTCAACGTCAGATAACGCTTTCTCGAATGCGGTAGAACCACGTGGAGTATTAGCCAGGCGAAGCATTGCATTACGTGCTGGTTTACTCTCATACATTCTTGCCAGCAAACCATACCCGCCACCAACACCTACCAGCGCAGGGTTAGTTACCGTTCCAATACCTAGGATGAACGGTATAGTTTGCTGACCTGTAGGCGTTGTTACTCCTGCCTGACCAGCACGCTTGGTTGACTCAAGATAGTTCTTCAGTCCTTTCAGATACGCAGCATCTCGTCCTTTAAAAGCGATTCCCGTCTGGGTAGACATTAAATTAACCTGGCGGAGGAACTGATCCGGAGAACCGCCTGATTTCTCCATAGCCTTTCCGATGATGCCGTTACGCATCTGAGCGCGTCCCACATGACCTACTGACCGGTACAGATTATGAACTTCTGATTTGTTCTTGCTGAACAACATGTTGTTGACAACTTCAGGGGTTAGATCCCCTTTCATCAGAACGTTCTTCAAGCGGGTATTCTGGAGCTTACTAGCCTCATCTGCGTATACCGCATTGGCCTGCTTGTATCTGCGCAGAGTGTCGTTTCCAAGGTTCTGGACAATGGAGTTATCAATGTCTCCTGTCATTGCCCTGTATACACGCTGCACTGCCGCCTCAGCTGGCGGTGGCATTTGTGTCCTTTCTCCTCTGACATCCATCCTAAACTGCGTTCTCAGTCTGCTTAACTGTTCCAGGTCAACATCACCTTTAGCCAATTCATTCCTGTATGCCTGAAGTTTGCTAATTGTATCCGTGTCGGCAACTTGTCCTAATTTTTGCAGTTTTCCAATCTCATCATCTATCTGCTGAATTGCTCGCGTTGGCTGAATGTTGACTCCTGTCATTGCGCTCTGAACTTGCTCAAGACGGTTCCCTGCTGCTTTCCGAATTCCTGATGTTTTTGCCTTCAGGCTGCCAATAACAATTGACGGATCATACTCACCAAACCGTGATGCAAATTCATCTACCAACTGACTGCGAGCTTCTTGCTGATTAGCTCGCATTGAACTTGTCCCGGTAAATGGGATGTTTTCAGCGGTGGTCTGTGCCATGCGACCGACACGGGAATTTGGCTGCAAAACGTCAGTTGTATGCAAAGGAACATCAGCAGCATTAGCGAACTGAATAGCCTGCTGCGCTTCTGGTGCGATCGTCCCGCGAATCCCACGATAAGCAGCGCCAGCGGCACGGCCTAACTGATTGATTGCCCCGCCTAATGCAACACCAGTTCCTAAGTCTGTTGCCAGTGCTTCTGGATTATCACGCTCACTGTTTGCAGCCAATGAACCAACAGTGTTCTCCGCCAGCAAGCGTGATGCCCCCTGAGCAACTCGACCGGCAATAGATGGTGCCTGCGCTGCAATTCTCTCGGCCCCAACAGGAATCAAATATGGCAGTGCTTCAGAGAAGATTTTACCTTCTGTCGTCTGTGGAGTAAGCGCACCTTGTTGCAAGCCAAAGTCCTGCTCAAGTCCTTGTGTCGTGACGCGAGGCGCTGGCTGATAAGTTCCGTCACCAATGCCAAGCTTCTGACCAGCCCATGCCCCGGCGCTGGCGACAGCATCAGCCATTGATGCCGGGATATTTGCAAGATTAACGCCAGCCTGTAGCAATCCACGCCCAGTCTCTGCAGCAGCATTGCCAAGGTCAGAAATGAAGCCACCTTGTTGCTGTGGCTGGCTTTCTGGGGGCGTAGATGTGCCCTGCTGTTCCTGCTGTGCAGACTGTCCAGCAAAATACTCATCGATAGCCGATCCAATATCCTCAGTGCTTGTTCCTTCTGGGAATGTGAATGTCTTACCGTTGGCTGTAACTTTCATTATTCCACCGTGAATTGAATGCCGGATTTAGACGTGTAGCTTCCTCCGACTGATTGCTGAGTCGCTGGCTGCTGCCTTGATGATTTCTGCCCACCATTATCAACATTAACGTTGTACTGCTGGTTATAATTGTTGGTGTATTCCTGAATCTCACGAATAGACTGCTGCATAGCCTCCGGGCTTGAGTAGTCAACCTGCGGCATCCCCTGAAAATACATCTTCGCTTCTGCGATGGTGTTGATACCGCTAGCGCCCATATCTCTTGCTGCTGCCACGCCCTGATTCTGCATTCTTCCCTGAATACGTTGTGCGGAGTTATATAACTGTCGCTGTTCTTTGCCTGTGAGTCGGCTGCGAACATCTGCACCAATTGCCGGATTTCCTGCTCCGCCAGTCATTCCAGTCATGAAATCGAGAGCAGAAGCATCTGCATTTGCGATTGCGTCAATGTCTTTCTTCATCGCGTAGTTCTGTGCGCTTGCTGCAGACGTTGGAGGCGCTGCAATAGCACTTGCCGGGACACGAACCATATTGCCGTTATCGTCAATACCTTCGTAAAATGCATTAGCCCCTGCGCCGTGAAGTTTTCCGTCAATGTTGACTGTTCTACCATCTGCAAGCTGAACGACCCGATTCCCGTCGACTCCTGATATCGTTCTGGAGTTTGCCCTTTGCATTGCCAAATCCTGGCCGCGGCGGGCTGTAGAGGCTGACATGTCTTGTCCGCGCATAGTAATATTTTGCCCGCGAGCCTGAAGTCCTTCCCCTGCTTTATTGCTGCGGATTGTTTCAGCAAGTCTACCTCGATCAATCTCACGACCAGTCAACTTATCCTGAATATCGAAATACTTTTCTGGTCCTACTGCGTGCATCCCAATAAGATCTGTTAACTGCGCGAAGCCTTCAGGACTTTGTTGGTATGTCTGCCACGCCTGCTCAGGAGATACGCCAATTTGCTGCAGCGTGCTCTGGTGAGAGGCAAGCTCTTTCATCACCGCCTCCGGCCCCTGAGCGGCAGCAATGTTAAGACGAGCTGACATGTCTCCCATTGCCTGATTCTTATCGGCATCAATAAACCCCATTCCCTGACGGATTGTTTCAATCTGGTCAGGGTTTGTGGCTGCGAGTTGGCGTAAGGCATCGCGATCACCTGCCGCATAAGCCTGACCGAAAGCTTTTTGAAAGTCAGAAAGCCTCTGAGCAGCCTCATTCTGCTGTATTGCCTGGCCAACTGCGCCAATTCCCTGAGCAAGTTGAACTCCAACGTTTGGGCGCTGGCTGAAGTCGTAACTGGATAATGATGGTTGTCCGGGCGCGTTCTGGTTCGACACCTGCATTGACGGCAAACCAGCAAGTTGAAAAGTAGCCACGATAACTCCTTAGAAGAGTGAGCCAAGCAATCCGATACCAGCACCGATACCAGCGCCCCATGGCGTGGAAGTACCTAACAAGCTTGCAATACCAGCACCTGCAAGCGCACCACTCGTACCGCCGCTAATGGCACTTCCAAGCGTGGATTGACCAGAACCCTGAGAGCGGATCGCCGCCATCTGTTGCGCAAGATTACCTGCGTTATTTGCATAGTTCTGTCCTGCCGATGCCTGGCCTGCTGCCGCAGACTGACCAACGTTTAACAGGTTGCCATAGTTTTGCATCTGCCCTGACAACCAGTTCTGCCCGAGCGTTGGTGCAATGGATGCAATTTGGTTTGATGTTGCTGTCGAGCCAAGACCACCTGTCGCCTCGGCGGCATTCAGGCTTTGATAGCGAGCCTGATCAGCCAACTGTTTATACTGGTCTGAATTGTAATACTGATTGAGAGCGCTGTTCTGCCCTTCCAGTGTTGATAGTTGCTGAATCTGCTGGAGAGCCGGCAAACCTGCGGCGGCGTAAGGTGCCAACTGTTCCATCACACGATTGAATTGTTGGTTTTGCAGGTCTGCTGCATACTGTGTTGCTTTTGCCGCTTCTTTTGCCCCGCTGCTTGATGAGCCGCCTTTACCGCCTTTTTCAGGATAAGAAGGTTCCTCACCGCGCAGTTTCCTGCCCAGCGTAAATGCATATAACATGTTTATCTCCCGTTATTCAGTAATTCGGTTAACTCTTCTCGGGTGGCGGCGTAAAACGTCACGTCATCTACGCCTTTGAAGTATTTCTTGATGGTTCCCACACGCTTAAGGCCAATCATTGCGCAGTACATCTGACCGTGGCGAAATTTGCGTGCAGCAAATGATGTAACGCACTGAACGGTGGTATTGGTGAGAATATATCGCCAGAACGCCAGTCCGATTTCCTTACTGAATCCGCGAATCTCAGGCAGGTACATGGCGTGGCAGTCAAAGGTCAGCGGCTGAATCTCGTTGTAATACACGATGCCACCGAACTGACCATGTACGTTCACTTCAAAGTAACGACACTCAGGCTTGTAGTCGTATCCGTCACTGTTGTTGCTTCCGGCAATGATGTCGGGGTGGTTGCCAACCATTTCTATCAGGTCGATGTTGCGTGTTGGAGTGAATGTAATCATTAATCAATCAACCCATGTGCACGCAAGGCGTCTTCCAAAGCCTTAGTGCGCCGACGCTCAGTAATTAGAGCATTGGCTATAGCCTGGATTTCAGATTGCGTGTAAGTATCGCTAACGGCGAATGTCAGGTCAGCATCGAATACGCCTTTATTCGCCGTACCTGTTGCCGCGGTCCATCCAGTCTGGCGAGCGCCGACAACCTTCTTTCCGCCGACTGAATATGACGTTGTCACGTCGAGGGGTGAAGCCAGCGATTGAGATGTAGTGGCGGTTTTAGATACGTAGTCAGCCTGCAATGCCGAAATATTGTTCTCGGCAGTCGTAACCCTGCCATCAAGAGCACTAACATTAGTCTGCAAGGAGGCAATTTCTCCTTCAGCGGTAGTTACCCTGACATTCAGCGCAGTAATTGCCTTAGTGTTCGCAGTAATGCGACTTTCGTGATCATCTACATCGATGCGCAGTTGCTTAATTCTTGCTTCATGGTCTGCAAGCTCTACATCCTGCTCATCATTTTTTACCTGTGCGTCATAAGCACCCTGTCCAGCTTCGTTTGCCTTTCCCGCAATAGCACCAACGTCAGTTCCCTGCGCGATTACGTAGAGCAGATATGACCGGCTGAAGACGTTACGGGGGAGGATTGAGGCATCAAGACGAGTAGCCTGAATGATGACAGGATTATTAAGTGACGGGTCTGCCATATGTTACTCCAGACGAATTTGACACCCGGATAGTGTTACTGGTGATTTGGTGATTACTCGCAGTTTGAATCCGATTAATCGACGAATACGACCTACACGTTTCCATAAAACGCGCTTGTCGTATACAAACGGCTCGTTCTGCTCAATCATCTGTTCACGACCGTAATTGATGCCGTCAGTTGTTGCAGACAGGAACAGGCGGTCAGCGTATTGAGCAACACCAGTGGATGATTCAACCTCAAGGTCGAAGCATCTGGCGTTATCTGCTTTGAAAAGGGGCGTAAACAGTAGGTGTTCTTGTTGTTTGTCGTACTGGCTGCTGATGTCGAATTGCAATTGTCCGATCACAGCTTCTGATTTGTCGCCGCACGTTATCTGGTTGCCTTCGTACATGAAGTCGATGGCACGATATACATCATCGTAAAGCCCGGTTTTCAGCACACACCACTGAGGTCCGTTCTGGCTGGACGATGCGTCGTAAACCAGAACATGGCGAGGGAGATGAATAATCAGAAGCTCATGAGAATCGAAGCGCAAAGTCTCCATCACACCCGTCGCAAGTTCTTCAGCGGTGTATGAGCGGATAATCTTCTCAATACTGGCGGTCGCAATTGGTGAAGCCTGCCCTGACCCGATGATGTAGACGGAAGGTGCGCCAGTAGCCTGGTGACTGATGAATGCATATGAATCAGCGAATGGCGTTTTACAGTATGTTCCGGCAATGCCCTTCTGTACCATCAACGATGGCTGTGCGACATACAACGCAGCGCCAGCGGTGGTTGCGCCTGTCAGGGAGAAATATTCAATCGTTGACGAACCAAAGCAGACGATGAAGTCACGCCATGAACCGATGCCAATGATGCCGTCTGGCTGCGATTCTGCGCGATATTCTGCACTGTATCGGTCAGGGTGAGACTCATCTTCAAGGTCTGTGATAAACCATGAATCGGTTCCGTCTTTTGACCACGCATAACGCCCGCGTAAGCGCGTAATGTCACGAACCGAACCTAACTCATACTGTGTGAATCCGCTGTCTGTAGGCCAGTTTGAGACGGTTTTAACCGTGCCATCATAACGATACTCTACCAGTTGACCATTAACACCTACCGCCTGTGATGTGCGTCCATGTGCCATTGATACGCGACCACTTCCGGCAACATCACCAACTTCGCTTTCTCCTTTGTAGAGCTTGCCACCACAAACACGATAAACAGCATTCTGAGCGGTGTTGTACTCAACTCCACGCGATACTCCGTTCATATCATAACGTTTGGTAATGCCAGGGAATGAGCGGAGATAGCCGCTGCTGTTAAGGATTTCTTTGGGTGTTGCCAGCATATTCACTGGCAGATAGTCGATATAATCGGCGTTCTTGAAGTCTTTACCCATTCCCTTCATCATGGGGAGTTGTTGAATCGGCATTCTGCTCTCCGGGGAAATAATGCCATTCGTTCAGATTGGCGAAACTGTTTCCACTGCCTGTCGGCATGCGTGACGGGTAAGGCGCTCGTTTAGCTCTGGCGATGGCAGTCTGCTTATAGAGAAGTTCCTTCCCATATTTAGCGGTTGCGATAATTTTGGCGGTAGCCTCAAGCGCATAATCCGGAGCGATTCTGCAGGCCAGATTGTGGAATACTGCGCTGACTGCGCTTGAGCGAAGACCGTGATCATCACCTTCAGCGGGAGGATTGTCATCATCTGAGAATACATAGCCGGTGATGATGCCCTTTCCGTCCTGATACCACTCAGCCATCATCGCTTCAAGGTCGTCAACAGCATCCTGCATAGACTGAGGTTCGATATCAGTGAGAGTTGCATCTGATGCTACACCAAGCTTACGCAGCGCCGCCCTGACCAGATCGCCTTTAGTCTTTATCTGCATCGCTTTCCGCCTTAGGCTTTGGTCCTGGCTTTTTGCGTTCTTTGGTTGCCGGCTCTTTCGGTCGCAGGCTTAGCAGACGATTTAACACATCATCTGCCGTGTGGCCGTCCCATTCCTTGCCAAACTCAATTTCCGTGCCTTTAGGCAGATGTTCAATTTCACTCTCTGGGAGGTGGTATGTTACCGCGCCTTCTGGGGTGTCGATGCCAGCTAACACCCATCCATCCCATTGCTCGCCGTCATGATGCTGGAAGCTCCACCATGCGCTTTCGCGGAAGGCATTCATTAGTGTTGAAAACAGACGCACTCGATGTGCATATAGTTCGTTAAAGGTGTGGTATCCATCAGATACTTCACCCATGTCTTTCTTGACCACGCCTGACTCGCCGATTGGATCGTCATTAGTCTCCGGCACCTCATTTGGATGCTTAACCCAACCATCGGCAAGGTGATCTTCTACGTCGCCGTCATCGACAACTTTAGCCTGAACTTCCTTGCCCCATACCTTCGTTCCACGACCCTGCTTATATAGCATTACGCCCATATGTCACCTCAAATAAAAAAGGGGCCGAAGCCCCTGTTAGTTACGCAGTCTGACCAGGCAGGCCAACACCGATTGCTTCCGGGCGTGTCGCGTTTACGCCATACCACAGCGCGATACGGCACAGTCCGGACAGGGTGGAAATATCCCCCTGCGTAGCGAAAATGCCGTTGAGTCCCACGTCTGGGATGCTGAAAGAGGTAGTTTTCATACCTGCAAACAATTCGTGGTTAGCCGGAATAGGCTGAGACACGATACGAATAGCATCGTCAGCCCAGAACACATTAGTGCGAGCGTCTTTAACGTTCAGAATGTTCACTGCCATTGCATCAGCCAGCGAGGTGTTAACGTTGGCGTAGGCACGCTGCTCCGGAGACAGGGAAACATCATCCAGCGCTACCGGCTTCGGCGTGATTTCAACATGAGTACCGTCAACAACGCGGACTACGGAGAAAGTCGCATCCTGAGCCAGTACGTTCTTAGCCATCTGACCAAGGAACTTAACGCCAGCAAACGAAATTTTGTCGCCGCGTTTCATGCCGGTAGTTGCAGACAGGGTGACGGTAGCAAAACGGTTATCAACGTTAACTTTGTTGCCATCGTTATCCAGTTGCCATGCGACAGGCTTGAAGGACTGCGCACCGGATACAGTGATGCCAGTTGCGGTGGATTTGGTCAGCACAGGAAGTTTCGGAGAGCGCAGGACATCATCGAAGCCAGCGACCTGACGCTGTATGGTGCCATCTCGGTATGCTTCTTCAGGAATACGCCCGAAGATGTCACGCTTGGTCAGGTCGTAACCCGCTTTTTTGTAGTCCTGAGGGTTGAAGAAGTACGATGTCCCCATGTCGCGGTTAAGTTCGCGGGAGAACATGATTTCTTCTGCGTCGGCCACAAAGTTCCAGGCGTCTGCGGTATTAGTGCCGATGGCATCAGGGGAGGTGATAACCAGCGAACCCATCTCGGCGGCCATGTTTGCGACTTTCAACTCAACGTTGTTCGCCAGCTTGCGAGCGGCAGACTGGATGCGGCGACGATACGCAGTTTCGTCTCGCAAGTCATCAGCACGCAACTGGAAGAAGTCGTTATCCGGCTCTCCCATGTTTACCGCGACGTTAAGTTCCAGTAACCCTGTCGCTTTATCAGTTAAATCCCAGCCCTCCTGAGTGGGTGACTCTTGCTCTACAGGCATCCAGATGGTATTGCTGGAGCGCTGCATAGAAGCAGCAGGCGGGGTGTATTTCTTGGCTTTCTGCGCCATTGGAGTGATTGCGGAGATGGTTTCGATGATTTCATCTACCGCCAGTGTAACAATTTGACCTTCGTTCAAAGCCATTATCGGATTCCTTTAAGTTTTGCCTTTAGCTTGCGGTAGGTTTCCACATCTCCCTTGCTCGCAGCAGCATCCATTTGTTTACGAATGGCATCTTTATTTGCTGCGCTGACATCACCGGTAATCGGCTGGTCAGCAGGGGGAGCGGAAGAGATTTGTTTACCGCGAGGCTTGAGAGTTAAGCGTTCGGATAGTCGAGTGAGTTCAATCAGCGCGGACTGCCCATCCATCGCCAGTAACTGGCGGGCTTTCTCCGGGTTTGCCCCCAGGTGATACATGAGCGCGGCGGACTTTTCCGGAAACAGGCGCATAATGTCTGCCCCAACCGCAGGCGGAACCAGTTGCATAAATGCGTCTTCTTTCTCCTGATAGTCAGGGATGTTGAGCTTTTCCGCCGCGTCATAGTGTTTGCGGGCAGCTTCGACGTATTGCGCTGATTGCTGGGTAAACTCCTGAGTCTTGCGGCCCTGTTCTGCTACGGCATTGCTGCGGGCGTCCTGCGCTTTCATTAGCCATTCGGTATTAGCAGCATTGAAAGCGGCAAGCGCACGGCTGTTGTCGTAGTCATATTTAGCCAGGCCTTCTTCTGACAGATAGGCGTTAATGTCTGGCTGAGGAGGAAGGTCAGGGTTTACCCGTAAACTCTCCGGCAATTCTCCGCGTTTAACTGCCTCCATCTGCTGCTCAAGCTCGCGCTGTCGTTTGCGCTCGATGCGGCGGCGGGCGAATTCTGCGTTCTTTGCCGGGTCTTGTTTTGGTGCTGTCTCATCGTCCTTCAGGACAATCTCAAAGCCCTCTTCCTGACCTGCATTGTCGTTGGCATTATCGACAACTAAGCTATCAGCAGATGCCGCTGCATGATCGCCGGACAGGGTTAAGTCTTCAGTTGCCTGAATTTCGGTGGTTGGTTCCATGATTAACTCTCTCTTATTGAGGTGTCTCGGCTACACTGCCGGAAGGTTGATTTTGTCTCTGCGATTGCAGGATGTTGGCAATGTCCATTCGCTGCTTGTGCGTCTGTTCATCGCCTTTAAGGAGTAACTCAGCATTTGCGCGAGCGTCTTCGCTGCGGTCCTGCTGGAATGAAGCAACGGTTTTAAGGAACTCTCTAAACTCAGATTGTTTACTGAGGTCCATGTTGTTGAAGATTTCTGCGATTCTGGCAGCGTTAAGCTGGTTCTGCGCTTCGACTTTAGCTGCATCGATTTGCAGGGACAGCGTCTGGTTCTGAGCTTTAGCCAGTTCAGCCTGCCCCTGCAGGAGTACGCCCTGAGCCTGAACCATTGCCGGGTCTTGTTGACCTTGTTTGGCTTGTTGCGCCTCTACTAACCATTGCTGCTCTTCGGGCGTTTCTGGCTTCTTAACGCCCATCTGAATAAGCTGCTTGTTTGCATAGTCACGCATCATCTCAACACCTTTACCATCAAGCAGGGTGAAGTACTGAAGCAACAGCAATTGATATTCTGGCGTTCCCTGTGGCGTCTTGCCGAGCAACTCAAGAATTTCTGCGCGGTTTTGCTGCTTCATGGACTGGAATGATGGTCCAACATCCGTGTAGCACTCATAGCGCCCCCTGATATCGTTTAGTACCTGCTTTTCTCCAGTAGCAAGGTCAACAACCTCAGCCATTAGCTTAACATCTTTCTCGCTGCCATCCTCAAGGGTAATCGTAACGTTGCGAGGAACATCGTAGATGTCATTAACTATCGACTGGTAAATCTCTCCGTCACGGCGCATGGCGGTAGCCAGATTATCCTGAAACACGTATGTCTCAAGGTCAGCCCTCATATTCAGTTGATTGACGGTATCAAACGCAACCTGTCCGCCATTTACCGCTTCTGTATCAACTCCGAGAGTGGCAACCTCTTTTACTGCGCTGGTTGCTGCTTCCAGCATGTAGGCGTTGGCTTGCGGCACTTCCGGGTTTTCATAATATGCCAGCGGCTGAGTCGGAAGGTCTCCACTATTTTCGTCAGTGCGATTGAGCAGGTAGTATGGGTAATCGTCGTTACCGTCGTACATATGCTCAAAGCCTGCAATCTGCTCAGGCCAGAAGAACGGCTTCTTCTTCGGAGTGCGGGCCACGATGTCGGCGTTGAACGACATAATCATGTTGCGCAGACGCTGGCCGTCTTTTGTCAGGCGGACGACACCCTCATACACTTCTTTATCTTCAACGAAGCCCCACTCTCCGAACACCGGAACAATGGGGATATGCTCGCCAGCAATGAGCTGCTTGTCTTTGAGTACAGCAGTGCAGGTGATAATCGATTTGTATACCCGGCGACGCTTAATCTGGCGCTCTGCAATTTTGATAAATCCACTATCAGCCAGGTCATCGATGACGTCTTTAATATCGCGCTTAAAGTAGCTTACCGGCTCACCCGTAACCGGGTCTTGGTAGATAAACGCCGTCTCTTTCTTCTCGACCACTTCGTAAAACTCAGCGATCTGAATTGTGTCCTGCGTCAGCCATGGAAATACCCAATCGTTGGGGTTCTGGAATGATGGAATATCATCCGCATCGAGGTCGTATTTTTCTGCGAAATCCTCCCAACCATTCTGGCTCATTGAGTGGATAACTGTGCAGTGACGGGCGTCAGACTTATCCATCAGTTTGCTGTTGCTGTCCCAGATAACATGGGAGCAGGCACTATGGATAGGCTCTCGACGGATAACCTGATTGTTGCTCGTCGGACTTTGATCTTCGTAGTCAGTGACCAGACGCCACGCACCTACGCCAGATTCAATCTGCTCACGAACAGCGACGTTGACCGCGATTTTTGCCGTATTGTGTCGCATGTCTGTGCGATACATGCCCATTAGCACATCAGCAGCGTCAGGGCTTGCTCCGTCCTTTGGACGATACAGAACATCAATAGGGTTCTGACGCATCTCAGAAACGAGCTTGCGCACCACGGGACGTACTACATCGAACTGTCCACGATATTGCAGCGTTGTATATTGTGATAGCCAGTCATCCCACTGAGATACACGGGAGAAGAAGAGATCATTCTTTGCCTCTCGTCTGGCTTCATCACTGGCTGTCCAGTCCGCATCAAAGCGCGACAGGATGCTCTCCAGCCTGTTTTCATTGTCGGCCATTATCGTCCTCTGCGTACTGGTCTAATCGGTGCGGGAATTTTCTTTTCTTTCGGCTTTCTGATATCGCGCATCATCCTGGCGAAGCGGCGCATCATGTAGCCGTAGCGAGTAGCATCGAGCACATCATCGTTGGTCTTGACGATCTTGCCGTTCTCGTCGCGATGATAGAGGCGGAACTCTTCAAAGAATGGTTCGCATGTGTTGAATACTTTGAATCTTCCTTCAAGCATCAGGTCACGAAGCTCACTAATGCCTGACTCTACTGAGTTACCGCCATCCGGGAACGTTGCGTGATCGGGAAGCATAGAGAACCCGGCATCCGCATATTGGGTTTTAAGTTGCTCACCACCGCCCTTTTCGTGTTGGTGACCGTCATGAGGCCACGCGACAGGTATTTTGTTAGCCCACGACTTAACAGCACCCCATGCCTGAACTGCGGTGTTCTCTGATTTCTTCCACACACGCGCCAGATAGAAAACATCTGCGTCTTTGTCCCACCAAAGCTGAATGTGAGCTTGCGGGTGGTTCCAGCCGAAGTCCTGAGCGTCGATAACATAGAAGTGATCCGGGCATTCGAATGGCTGGCACTTAATCGTCTCTTCCGGTATCTGGAATATTCGACCGCTACCCATCGTAGGAATACCGCGAGCACGCGCCTCTCTCTCATGCTCAGGATAGGATGCGATGATTTGCTCTTTCTGCTCGTCGGTGTAGTGCTCAGCGTCATAGATGGTCATGTTGACCACTTTCTGCGACTTGCTGGGATTCTTCAGGAACTTGGTAACAACGTCAGACATCCCCATCAGCGGGGTAAACGTTAGAATTGAGAATTGCCCGTATTTGTTTGTACGGGTAAGACCTTCGCCATAAATGCTGTATGGTGGCTCTTCGTCAAACCACACGCCGTGGATTGTGTCACCCTGCCAGCGTGCACGGCCTTGCGAGTATGGCTTGAAGTAGCAGATTGAAATGCCATCTTCAACACCATCAGCCGTGTGATGCTTAACCAGAAGATGATCAACAAGGTTCGGAAAGAAAGGAGACTTCTTCCAGCTAATGATGTCCTCTTTCGGTATTGAACCGTAGCCAGGCTCATCATTCTCTTCGATACGCCCGCACAGGATGCGTTGAGTCGTTTTGGTTACAGTCTCGTTTGTTTCACCGCCAATCCAGAAGACAACTGGCTCATAGAAACGCTTACCTTTCCACTCTCCGCCATATTTGCCATCAGCAGGATAACCTTTCGTTCCCGGGTATCGCCCTGTAAGGTGAAACGCGACTTCAGCAGCGCCAGTAAATGACTTACCAAGCTGGTTACCAGCCATAAAACATCGCTCTGGATAGTCATGCCCGGCGTCTATGAACTCACGCTGTTTGCTGTATGGCGTAAATTCATATAGCAGGTGTGTGTTCCGGTAGTTCTCTTCTTCTTCGAGTAGCTCGAGCAATTCGATTTGCTCTTCGTCGCTCAGGTTATCAAGAATCGCGTCCAGTTCCACGGTTGAATAGCTCCTTGATACGAGAGCGGCGCTTATCGCGATCTCCCTTATCAGGTGTCACGTCTTCAACTTGCGACTGCTCTTTGAGGCCCAAATCACGGGCTATGATGTTAGCGTTGAGAAGGTCAGCGGCTGCGCCGGAGAATTTCTGGTCGTAGATGATTTGCTCTGCTCGCGTAACGACCTCAGATAAATCTTCTCGCATTCGATATGTGCGCCATGTTTCAAGCGTCACATCGAGGAATAGCGTTAGCCCAGTGATGGTCATTGCCCTCATCTTGGCGATAGGCTCTTGTGTAACTTCTCCCTGATATGAGAAAGCCTTCATCTCCCATAGTGGGTTAGCTTCCACCCACTCGAAGTATTCACAACAAGCAGCCCACAGCGCCTCAGGCGATTCGAATTTAGGGTTTCGCCCATGACTACTGCGGGCCTCCCAAAATCGGTTGCCCTTTGGTGCTGCCATAAGTTAACTTCCTTGGGTAGTTGCGATAGTCACGTTAGCAGAACCATCGAATGACGTTGAACCTGTGACAGCGCCGGTTAGTGTGATAGTGCGAGCAGTAGATAACTTATCCGCCGTCTCTGCATTCGTTACTGAACCGCTTGCAGAAGTGTACTTAGCTTCAAATGCTGCCTTGCTCATATAGAGCAGCTCTCCGTACTGGCTTCGGAACAGATATCCACCGACCTCCGGCTTGAATACGGCTACTGTTTGCGCTGACATGTACTGGTCAGCATACGGACCGTCGAATTCTGCGTTTGCACTTCCGTCATTAGCGTATTTGATAGCTTTAATCGGAAGAGCAGACACATATACACCGTCAGCATCTTTGTATAGAGGCCATGATGGCGTGAAGTTTGGGTTTGCCATTACTTGGCTCCTTCTTTTTCTGGGTCATGAAAGAACGGCAGGAAGTGACTGAACATTCTGTCAAGCATGTAGCAGTAGGTTTCGTTTGCGTCGCCAGGATAAGTGGTTACACCAACATCTCGGCAGACATAAAATGCAACGTGAGCGCATTCATGAACCAATGTGGCCGCCTCACCATTGAATACACCAAGCAGGTAAAGATTCTCGCCTGTTTCGGTATTGCAATATGACTGTGTTGCCCCCGCCAGCATCTCATTCCCGTCGCTATCAACTCCAAGATGAATGCAAGCCTGATCCCACTCTTCCTTTGAACGACACAGGTAGACATTGGCGCTATGGAACAATGGCACGAAGAACCGGGGAAGTTTAGGCCACTTCGTCTTTGCCATTCGTTATGTTCCGGCAGTGAACAGGTCTAACGCTTCTTTTGCCTCACGAATAGCCTTTTCTGCGCGAGCTAATGCCGTTCCTTCACCCTGCGCCAAAACCAGTTGGTCTTTGAACAGTTCGAAGTTCAGCTTACTTACAGCAACGAATGCGATCGCTTTCTCTGCTGCTGCGGTATCGCTTTGAACTAAACGGAGGATATCGAGGTTCATCTGCTGTAATTCTGTCAATGCTGTAATCTCTGCCATTGTGTTGACTCCGGTTGTTGGGATAAGCCATTGTCGAGACCACTCATTGAATGGTCTCTGCAATAACCGATGCCTTTCCATCAGTCCGCCACCACAAAGAATCTTTTTTGCCATAAGGCAGGAGGTTCATCTTTCAGTGGCTGCCAGTGTTATTTCCCCACTTACTGGCTTGGGTTGTTTCGCGGTACTGCCGTTAATTAGTGACCAGAAATTAACTCCGGTTTCATTATCAAGCCCACCCGTAGATAGGCTTTGTAATGGAGAGCCGTTGTGAAAGTGGCTCTCGAAGCTATTTCCGTAGCTTAGGCCGCCAGGCGGTGCTGTTCTTCGA